GTTTTAGGACGTATCCAGCAGAACGGGCGTTCTGGACTGCTTCCTGTGCAATAGTGGCAGGAGCTTTAGCAACAGCGGCTTTCTCAGTTAGAGCTTTCTTGCCACCAGCTACGTCTATGGCAGCACGGGCAACCTGGCTTGAGATAGGATAGCCCTTCTCTTCCAGTTTCTTAGGGACAAACTCTATGGCTTTGGATACCGGCTCAGTGAGGGCAGAGACATACTCTTGACCCGCCTTACCCGCTTCCGTGGCCGGAGTGGTCGTAATGGCCTTCTTGACCGCCTCTCCCTTCTTGGGGTCCTGAGTCACCAGAGAGGTAGCAGCTCCACCGATGTCTCCAGCCAGCCCGCTCAGCATGGAGAGTCCTATTTCACCAGCGGCTACAGCGGTTTTACCTACCCCTTTAAGCCCCGTCCCCGCCGCTACGTCAAACGCCTTGCCCGTGCGCTCTACCTTCTGGCCGTAAGTCTCTGGTGGTTTGTCACCTGGCCCGGATATCTGATTGCCTTTGGACTCCTGCTCTGCACGGAGACGAAATTCAAACTCTTCACTCTCACTCGGAGGCATGGGTCTTTTTCCATTCCTGGTAGCGCCGTTCCTTCTCAGCATCTGAGTAAGGCTTTACCGGCGCCGCAGAAGAAGCTCCCAACCCCTTACCCTTGATGAGCTGTTGCAGGGTCATATCAGGATTATTCTCCTGAGACCTTTGCAATACCGTAACGTCATGCTGAGTGTAGGGAACAGCCTCCTGAACAGAGGCCAAAACCTTATGCATCACGTTCTTGATGGTGTCGGGGATAGCAGGGTCGGCTAACTGGACTTCGAGTCCCGCATCCACTATCTGTCTCATCTCAGCCAGCTTCCTCAGCTTAGTTAACTGAGTGTCACCTTGCCTGAGCTCGAGGGAGGCGAAGCCTTCGGTGAGTGAGCCGCTAGGAGCCAAGCCTACAGACTCTATGGTGGCTAGGTTCCTGCGAACACCAGCCAGCATGGTGTTGTAGTCCTGTGTCTCCTGAGAGGAGAGTGAGTTACGCAGTGAGTCCTTGGTGGCCGTGAAGAGACTTTCCCCCGGGGACTTCCCTACCCCCAGAAAGCCAGCGGAAGCACCTATCGGAAGCTCAGTAATGTTCTTGATAGCACGTGATGCTTCGTTAGCTGAGGTCACAATACGCTCTGAGAACACCTTCTCTCTGCCACTCCAGGGCTTTGAGTTGGGGTCTTTAGGGCCACCCGCTATAGGTCTAAGCGTGTCGGGTTTATCAGGATCCCATTCGAACCCAGCGGGGGCTTTCCCACCCGGGGTAGTCCTGCTCTCCATAGCTCTGTCGTGGCGCTCCTTCTCTTCCTCGGAGGCTTCCTTAACCTTTACGCCCCTCTCAGCAATCATGTCTTTGAGCTTCTGCTGATGGACGTTACTGGCATTCTCGGCCTGCTTTATCCCTCCAAACGTAAGGTTCTTAGGGTCTGATGCGAACCTATCGAGGAAGGTAGAAAACTCGGGCTGCTGCTGACGTAGCCGCTTGATGGCATCACCACCCAACTGAGCGGCACGGAGGTCCAGCATCTCTGGGGTAGCGCCAGCTTCCTGAAGCTTCTGCAGCTGCCCATAAACATCATCCAAAGCACCCGCAATGATGTTGTTCTGTCCCTTAGCAACCTGAAGTTGCTTAAGCGCTGCGTCTGCTTGTCCAGTCTGGTACTCCTGGGCGGTACCCATGAGCTTCATTGCCTGCTGAGGAAGTCCTGCTTTGCTCAGAGCCTGAGCTGCCTTAGTAATCTCTTCAGGCTTCGAGAGATCGAAGGGCTTCAACGTCTCCTTCATCTTCAACTGGTCAGACTGCTCAGTCTGGACCTGATTCAGGCGAAGCTTATTCAGCTGCTCGGTATTGATGAGGTCGGCGAGCTTGAACCCTTGAGCACGGGCCTCTACCGGATTAGGACCGGAGTCCGGTATCTGAGAGATGACGCTAGGGTCAAAGGCCATGACTACTCACCAAAATCCGTGATGCCCATAGCCGGTCCACCGACGCTAGGCACTCCGTAATTTCCAGGAGTGCTGTACCCACCTAAGTCTGAGAGAGTACTGGCAGTGATGTAGTTGTTAACTCCTCCGCCTATGGACTTACTGATGCCTGCCACGGTATTGGCGTCAATCCCAGCAATAGTGTTTCCCTGATTGATAAGGGCATTACTGACACCCTGCCCGGTCTGAAGTATCCCAGAGCCTACCCCAGCGGCAGCGTTCTCACCGATAGTGACTGCGTTTCCTGCATTAGTAACTGCCTGCTGGTAGGTGTTGTCGGCAAGACCTGTGGAGAACTTGTCCAGTCCCTCAAGGGTGTTACCAGAAAGACCTAGGCCCATAGCGGAAGCTGCATTGGTAGTAGCAGTCAGGCCCTCAGTCTTAGCAAATTGGTAGCCGGGAGTAGCCGCCAGTGTCTGCTGAGGATTTGGTTGGCCGGGGCCACCTATCCCCAGGAGATTCTGATACTGCTGTACCGCCCCACCACCTAACCCTGTGTAGGGAGATAACTGTTGCTGCTGCCTCTGCTGGGCGGTCTGCTGGGCAGTGATAGCCTGATTAGTAGCGCTCTTTGTAGAGCTCGCTGCCTCACTACCTGCCACAGCACTTGCCCCAGCGGTTAAGACGGCACCCCCAATAATTGCGGCTGCTATGCAAATGTTCGCTGCTCCTTATATCCTCTTCTCCATAACCAAGTCGTCTCCTACGTATCCTCGTGCCTTCAGTAGCTCGTAAACCGGACCGTTAGTGTGAGCTGGCCACCCTATGATCGCCGCGCCCAGAGCCTTAAATTCAGTCTCAAACCGATCTGTGACCACTCCGGCATAGGAACGATATTCAGGCTCCAGGTAGATCGAGTCTACGTTCCCGCAGAGGATATGCTTATGGTGCCAGCTGCGATAGAGAAACCCCATCACGTACCCTTTGAGTGACTCGTCCCTTAAGGTCACTACAACCAGCTTTCCTTGAGAGGCAGCGCTCTCGTAGACGGAAAGATCGGGGTCTATCCTGAAATCTCGTTCCCCGTAGAAAGCGCAGGTCTCGGCCTTAATACGGGTGCTTTCCTCCCAGCACTTTTGTGCGAGGGGAAGAATCTCCTCAGCGAGAGCCAGGGTGAAAGCTTCCCGGTCTATCTTCATACCGCAGACCCAGCCCCGTTGTGCCAGATGACCGTGGGGGTGATCTGATGCACCCAGACCGGGTATCCCAAAGTGGTGTCGTAGTAGCGCCGTCCTATGTAGAGACTGGTGGTAGGACGGTTAGCCGTGGTGCCGAACTGCCCGATAGGAAAGAGCCAGAACTGGATCGAGTTGAACCACGCCATCCAGATAGGGTCTATATGGGTCTTCCTCCCGTCGTCTATGGTCCTGATCGTAGGGACTGGGCTTAAGCTCACGCCGCAGCCCTCATCTTGAAAGCACCCTCGGTGATGACGAACTTTACCGGGTCACTCATCGTGATGCGCCAAGTGGCGTCTCGGGTACACCCGAACCGCCTCCAGATAACCCTAGCTATGTAGTTACCGACTAGACCGGATGAAGCCCACCGCTGAGCACTCCAGGTCCTTCCGTTGTCTTTGGAGTACTCGAGCATGATCTGGGGGTTAGATCCTTGACCGGACTGAAGTCCTACTCCTGTCTCCATATCGAGATAAAGCATAGAGACCCGGATGCGATTGAAGCTCGAGAGTACGTGACGGGTGATGATCTGACGGATGATTGTCACCCCGTTATCGGTGTAGACGTTGGGGTTCAGCGTGTAGACCTGGTTAGTCGCGTAATCGGCTACCAAGGTCTGTCCGGCGTAGTAGGTGCCTAAATTCCCTGTATGCCTGACCGGAGTCACTGAAGTACCGGTCTGTACCTCTCCCGGCACTCCGGTGGACATATCGAAGATAAACGAGCGGTTAGCCGTGGGGAAATTGATCTGATAGAAACGGTGGGTATCTACCTGATAGGTGTAAGCCGTCGCATCTGAAACCACCGAGAAACTGTTCCAGATGCTCTCCATATCGGGGTCTGAGATCACCTGTGGGGTGAAACCGGAAACCTGTACCAGCTGCACCTGACCGGATTCAGATTGCCCCAAGAATACTAGTGTGTCCTGATCGTTAGCACCTAAGACATGGACTACGGAGAATATGGCAGCCAGACCCCAGTTATTAGCTCCTGAAAGGATGGGGGCGAAGGGTTGCGGTACTAACCCCTGGTTCTGCCAGAACTCCATCCCCAACTGACGAAAGACGATCAGGTTACCGTTCAGGTTGTTAACGGCCACGATGTTGTCGGAACCGGAAGCCGCGGAGGCAAAGGAAAGAGGGTTCCAGGTGGTTCCGTCAAAGGCGTTGCTGACCCAGAACTTCTGGGTTCCGGGTTGTTCGGCTACGAAGAATCCGGCAACGAAAGTGACTGTTCTAGCCCCCGTGGCAGGGAAGCTGGGGATCGTGGCGAATGTGGTAGTAGCCGGGGTGTAGGTGTACCCCGAGCTCCCATCTACGATTACAACCTGGGTGGGACTGTAAGCGATGGAGACAAGCCCTGCGGTAGTTCCTAAGGTCCCAGAGGCCAGAGTAGACCCAGTAGAAGAGAGCGACAGGAACTGATTGTAGGAGACCGCATAGAGAGCGGTCTGGGTTCCCTGAAAACCTCTTAACGGCTGGTCGAAGGGAGTGGATACAGAGAAGTCCAGAACCAATCCCGGAGTACCGTAAATCGCTATCCGGGTCTTATCCCGGTCCTTTCGCTGCTCTAGATAGACATTTAGGCGTCTCTGTCTAGTCACCACAGCACTCTTGGCGAAAGTCCCTTCACCAAAGAGCGGCATGATTTTGAGAGCGACTGTCATGCGTTAACCGCAAAGAATAGGGGTGAGGTCTCGGAGTCCGGTTCCTTAGCCATTGCTAAAGATTCCTTGGCATTGGTCTCCATCAACTGGGTCCACTCGGCATCGAACATAGGCGCAATCTCTCTCGCCAGTCCCCAGCTCAACGCCCGAAACCACTGCTGCGGGTAGTTAGGATTGTCTCCGGGGTTATTGAAATCCATGACCGGAGCGAGATAGACAATCTTCAGATGCTTTGTTACGTCCTGTGCCCCGTAACAATCGATGTAGAGCACTCCCG